ATCCTTGCTCTATCTTTCAAACGATTTATAACATTCTCAACAACTGAATCGTATTCATAATTATTCTCCATGTCCTTTGTATTTTCTTACTTGTTCTTTAAGTTGTGCTCTCCATTTGATGTCTACTGTACCATCATTTAAGATGTCTTCTACTAACTTAATAGTTTCAGCAGTTACAAACTTGCTTTCTTTAGGAACTACAGTAACCTTAACTTCTTGTTTAGTTGTCTTAGTTACTTTTTCTGATTTGTTTTCTAATTCTTGATTTTCCATAATTGTATTACTTGTTGTTATTGAATATCCTTGATTTGGATATATTGAGTATTTTTCAAATTGAGGATACATAATTTAATTTTTATATTTCCATTTATATCCACCAGCGTGTTTGTAATTTATATGATTGTTACAACATTGAGATATACTACTATAATTTATCCCAGTTGCCTTATATGCTTCTCTAGTAGATCCATAAAATTTAATTAATTCGCCAGTTTTTAAATCATACTGACCAACTTCTTTAGATTTATGGTTCTTGTAACCAGTTTTACCAAAAGTAGGATTATTTTCTCCCTTTCTGCCGTACATGGGATTTTTTTCACCTATTTGTAAATAACCTTTATTATACCTAAAACTGTTTTTGCCACTTAATTTATCAATAGTTTCTTTAGTATGTTTAAAATTTATAGAACCTTTACCACCGTCAGTTAGATTAACTAAACAACCTGTACCTAAGTCAATTCTACCATAATCTATAATCATACCATACTCAATGTCACAAGCATAATCGTAATCAATCCCTGAAATTAAAACATCTACTTGGTATCCATACTTGTTTACTATATTACACCAATGTTTATTTCTATTTCTATTGGAATATGCTCTTTTAACATCTTTACCAATACCTATATAAAATACTTTATTATTATCTAATCTTCTATGTTGGTATACTATTGCCATTATCTTCCTTGTCCTCTGTACTTTTTTGGTTTCCCTTCGTGTTTGTTATAAGATTTCTTTGCCCTACCTGTCTTCCTCGTTCCGAAACTCACCTTTGTACTCGTCCCAGATGCTGATTTTGCTTTCGCCATTGTCTAAAAATATTGTTAAATTAATTGTTCCGTCTGATACTTGTTGACATACAATAGATGTGCCACCGCACATACCTAAATGAGTTAAAAACTCTATCTGTGATACACTTAGTCTATCACCTATAGCTTTAATCTCACAAGCAATGAACTGACCATAGTTCTTATGGTAACCTATGATGTCAGGTAAACCTTTCTTACCAATGAAAGACCTTCCTTTTACTGCTAGGTTATTATTCCTCCATACTTCATAACCTAAACTATCTAAATATTCTAGCATCATCTTGGTTAAGTCACTTGCTGTTTTGTATGTCATATAAACGAAATTACATTAATTAATCGAAACGTATCATCTCCACAGTTGGAACTTTTACATATCTTATGCCCTCGACTATCTTAGTTTTACCCCATTTAAAGTGTCTTCTTGCCTTTATTCTTAACATCTCAGCTCGTATAAAGTAGATTCTATCTTTAAGGTCAAAGTTGATAGCAAAGAACTCTACTCTTGTATCAGCTATGCCACTAGGTTTACCATTATTCTCATATTCAAGCCACATATATTTTTGCTTTAGGGCTTTTGGTTGTTGTATAACGAGGATTTTTGTGTTCCTAGCAAACAATAACAATGCCTGGTAAGTGCCATCTTTAGCCTTAGCTTGTTCTATGTCGAACTTACGAGTATTCTTATAGTTCCTATTTAAGTCCACTTCTCTTAGGTAGTTTTAGTTTCTTAGCATAAAAGTATAGTGTTTTTGTTCCTACACCTATACCAACTGCTATATCGTTTAAGTCATGAAATCGAGCAGTATCATACCATGCTCTAGTTATAATACGTTGCTTCATGTTCTCAATGTTTAGGTCTTCACCTTCTATTAATTGTACTTCAAAAGATTTTTGCTTCATAGTTTATAGTTTATAGTCTTCAAATGTGGTTGTTTCTCCAATAAATCTAATAGGTATATTACCAGTCTTACCATGTCTGTTCTTCTCTACCTTAACGATAACTAAGTCGTCAGGATGGTATTCCTTGCCACCAATTTCTACTGGTTCTTTCATTTCGTAGTAAGATGGTCGCATAAGCATAATAACAATGTCAGCGTCTTGCTCTATACTACCAGACTCTCTAAGATCAGACAACATTGGTAGCTTATCAGCTCTTTCCTCAACCTTTCTAGATAACTGCGATAAGGCGATAATAGGTACTTCCAACTCTTTGGCTAAGGCTTTAAGGCTTCTGCTTATAAAACTTACTTCCTGCTCTCGGTTTTGGTTTGATTTGCCTTGTCCACTCATAAGCTGAAGATAGTCTAGGAATATTACCTTAATACCATACTTCTGCTTAAGAATAGTAGCCTTAGCTCTGAGTTGTGAGATACTGATTCCTCCAGTATCCTCTATGTAGATGGGTGCTGTGATTATCTTGTCATCGGTCTTTAAAAGTAGCTTACGTTCATAGTCGTTTAAATTATTCGTTCTAAGGCGTTTTAAGGGCACTTGGCTCGTAATTGACTCTAACCTTTCAACAAGCTGTTCGGAGCTCATTTCAAGGCTAAAAATAGCCGTAGGAACGTTATTTAGGATAGCTAAGTGATAAACACTTGAAAGCATCATTGCTGTTTTACCTGCTCCTGGTCTTGCAGCTATAATACATAGGTCAGGTTTACACCATCCTGCTATGGTTTGGTTTAGCTCTTGGAATCCTGTATTAAATCCTAAAAGTTCGCCATTACTAGCCAAATCTCTAGCAAAGTTGATAGCCATAACTACATCTGTGATGCTTTTTTCATAGATATTACCATACTCTTGTAAACCTATAAGTTGACTATTTAGGTCAGAAAGTAAATCTATAGATTGACTATCGTTGTCAAGACATTGATTCTCAGCTATTCTAAGTACTTTATAAGCTTCACGCTTTTTGTACATCTCTATAACAATCTCAATATGGGTGTTTATGTGGGCTGTTGAGGTTACATTATCAGTTAACTTAGATAGGTAAAAAGCTCCACCAACATCTTGTATATCCTTATCTTGGGAAAGTTTTTGAGCTACAGTAGTAAGGTCTATAGATATGTTACTATCATACATCTCCTTAATAGCGTTAAAGATTTTTTGGTGCTTTAGATCGTAGAATATGTCGGTTTTTAAATGACCTATAACCAATGGTATAGTCCTTTTGTCTAAAAGCAATGCCCCAAGTATGTTAGATTCAATATCTAAAGCTTTTGGTAGGTTTATAGCTATCATAATAATATTTCTATTTCAATTTTAACGTCATACCAGTATGAATATCTTTCTTTAGATTCTGGTGTATCAGGCAATTCTAAATTTTCTTTTAGTATCATATTTACTGCTATTAAAGCACAATGTATAGCGTTAAAATATTCGCCCATGCTTTTGTCAACATAAACAAAAGGCATTAATTTATTTATTAATTCTTTAGCTTTTTCTTCTGGTGTCATGTTATTTAAGTTTTATTTGTGTAGTTATTTTGTTTGTAGGTACGTTAGTAGTATTAAATTTGGAACTATTACGTTTCCAAGTTCTTACAGTAGCTTTCCAATCTTTCATTATTCCTGAGTTAAGTTTCCATCCTCTAGCTTCGTAGTGATCACAGAAATATTCACCATCTAAAACAAAGTCTATTTCTTTAGCATAACTACTAACCTCTAAAGGCGTTGGCTTAATAAATGTCTTATTATTGTTAATTGTATTGTTGGGTAAAGATTCTTTACCGTCCGAGGTAAACTTTTTTGACCCCTTAGGTAAACTTTCTTTACCAACGGTAAAGTGGTCATCTGCAATACCAAAACTCCTATAATCATCTATAGCATCCTTAAAAGTACCTGCACATCTTAGATGGTTAGTCTTTTCATGTTTAGTTACCAATCCTTTTAAAATAAGACCCTTGATAATGTTTAAAATAGATTGCTTTGACAAGTCTAAATCATCTGCCATAGTTTCTCTACTCATGTAACACCAATGAGAATCGTTGTTTTGCATACGCAGTATAGTGTCTAATACACAATACTCGTTACAAGATAAATGAAAAGCCTTCCTTACTGGATGGATAATCGTTGTATAAAATTGAGCCATAAAAATAAAAAAGCCCTATCAAATTCCCCCCAGTCGGATTGGGGGTTCATATCAAGGGCAATAAGTTCTTAATGAGTATCCGACACTCATGACAAATATACTATTTATCCTTAACTATCCTAAATATGACATCTCTGTCATTGTGCTTAAATCTACGCTTTAGCATAGGATTAAGTGACTTCTTTATTGAGTCTTGTGTTATTCTTGTATTCCTAGCAGCATGAGCCATTGATTTAAACAATACTTCACTCTTGTCATCTACATAAATCATACGCACTGGTACTGAGTTCTCTAATCCTGCAATTTCCATCATAAGTTAATAGTTTAAATAACCACCCCAAGTTCCCTAATTACTATCTTGGTTAAAAATATTTAATATCTTGAGGTGGTCAAAGTTTTTATTTCTTTAAGTTAATCTTAAAGGTTGTTGTGCTAATTCTAGGTGCAGGATGTACCATCTCGCCTGATTCAGGATCAACCATAGCCGTTGGCAATGTTCTAAGCATCTTCTCCCTTTCCTTTAAAGCAAACTTTAATGACTCTATTTCTTCGTTCATCTTGCTCCAAGTATAGTCTTGGTCATAGATGTACTTAACTCCTGATTCAAACTTAGCCATTTCGCTTCCTAAGACCTCAGCCTTGCCTCCAGGATACTTACTAAGCTCATCTAGTACTAACTCTTTTAAATCGGCTCTAATGCCCTCTAAAAGCTGTACAACAGCCTCTGACTTAACGAGTAGTTCTAATGGTGACTCACCTGTCTGCGTAAAGTGATCCACAATCTGCGATTTGATTAATTCAATAGCAAATTTGTTAGGCTCAATAGAAGCAAGTTCTACTTTGGGTAATAATGTTAAATTCATTTTATTTCTTTTTTTTATTATCTAAATTATGTAATGCTGCATGATAGTTTATACCTACTAAAATTGCCTCATCATCAAAACCTAAAGCTTTAAATGCTCTAATTGCTAAATCAAATGCTTGACGAATGCCATCAAAGTCCATACTAGCATCTTCTATTGTAACAGAAAAATCATCTGTTTGCATTGTAATTTTCATATTATTTTAGGTTTTCTTTTTTCATTTTTAATACCTTCATCAATGTTTCATCTGAATCAAATGATTGCTTATAAGTAAAGTATATGTCAGTCAATTGCTTAACCTTAGTACACTTAGCTACTTCCATCATTATTTCTTCTCTTGTAGGCTCTTCTTCTAAGATTTCAGCTACAACTGTTTGTACTGGCTTAGAGGTTTTTTTCGGCTCT